CCGGCATCGATGCGACGAAGCCGGAGAATATCGTCGGCAAGGGGCGCAACTTGATCGTCCGTCTTCTGGAGGAACTCGACGCGGTCACGACCCATCACACCGAGCTTTCGGAGATGATAGAGGTTGAGGAGGAAGACCCGCGCCGCCGCGCCGCCATGCTGAAGGCGATCGACCTTCCGAACCGGGCGAACGTCGTGAAGTCACTGGCTACAGCATTCAAGACCTTCTCGGAAGCCCAGGCACCGGAAGGCAAGAAGGCGCAGCGGCAGGAGAGAGCCGAGCAGGCGTCGTCCGCCGGCAAGTTCGCCGTGCGTAATGCTCCTAAGCTCGTGGTCGATAACAAGTGAACTCCTGGACAACGGCGCTCCCAGACTGGGAGGCGCGGATTGTTGAGGGAAGGTCGCTTATTCCGTGCGATCCGCTGTTCCCGAACGAGGCGAAGGATGCACTCGAGGTATTCAAGGCGCTCCGCATCGTAGACGCGCCTGGGAGGCCCACGTTCGGCGAAGCTGGAGATCAATGGATCTTCGATTTCGTCTCGGCCATCTTCGGAGCTTACGATGCAGAGAAGGGTGAACGGCTGATCAATCAGTTCTTCCTCTGCGTCTCAAAGAAGAACGGCAAATCCACGATAGCCGCCGGCATCATGTTGACGGCGTTAATCCTGAACTGGCGGCAGTCGAACGAACTCATCATCGTCGCACCCACGATCAAGGCGGCGAATAACAGCTTCAAGCCGGCCGCTGATATGATCCGCGCCGATCCTGACCTGGATGCTTCGGCTGATGGGTTTCTCCACGTTACTGACCATCAGAGAACGATCAAGCACCTGAAGACAGGCGCAACGCTGCAGATCCTGGCCGCGGATACAGGCACGGTCGCCGGCAACAAGGCGGCATTCGTTCTGATCGACGAGTTGTGGGAGTTCGGGAGCAAACCGAAGGCCGACGCGATGATGCGAGAGGCGGCGGGTGGCCTTGTCGCCCGACCTGAGGGATTCCTCATCTCGATCACCACCCAATCCGACGCTCCTCCGGCAGGAGTGTTCAAGGACAAGCTCGATTACGCGCGCGATGTTCGTGACGGCAAGGTGAAGGACCCGAAGTTCCTGCCGGTTATCTATGAGTTCCCGCAGTCGATGATCGATAGCGAGGCTTATACGAAGCCGGAAAACTTCTATGTCACCAATCCGTATCTCGGGAAGACTGAGTTCGGGCGACAGTGGATAGCCGAGGAGCTGCAGAAGGAACGGGAGAAGGGCGCGGAAACCCGCAACACCTTCCTCGCCAAGCACCTCAATATCGAGATCGGGATGAATCTCCGGTCCAACCGTTGGCCTGGCGCTGATTTTTGGCAGCCGCGGTCGGATGAGGGCCTGGACTTAGAAGGCATTCTTACCGGCTCCGAGGTTGTTGTTGTCGGGATCGACGGCGGCGGTCTGGACGACTTGTTCGGCCTCACGGTCCTTGGGCGGGAGAAGGGAAGCCGAGACTGGCTCTCCTGGTCCCATGCCTGGTGCCACAAGGGAGTGCTCGAACGGCGCAAGTCGATCGCCTCGAAGCTGCTGGACTTCCAGCGTGCAGGTCTCCTGACCATCGTTGACGACGAACTGGACGACATTTCGGGGATCATAGAGATCATCCAGGACATCAAGGACCGCGGGCTTCTGGCCTCGGTCGCGGTAGACCCTGCCGGCCTCGGTGAGATGATCGAGGCACTGGCCGAGATCGAAGTCACGCAGGAAGCCGGAAATCTGGTCGGCGCGCCGCAGGGCTACGCCATGATGAACGCGATCAAGACGGCCGAACGGAAGCTGGCCAACGGCACGCTGCGCCATGCGCCGTCCGCTCTCATGGACTGGTGCGTTGGGAACCTGAAGATCGAACCGACCGCAACGGCCATCCGGGCCACGAAACAGAACGCGGGTGACGCCAAGATTGACCCCGTGATGGCTCTCTTCGACGCCGTCACGGTGATGATGCGAAACCCTGAGGCCCCTTCGGTCTTTGACGCCGATTCCTGGATTGCGAGTTATGCATGAGCTGGTTCAAGCGACTTCTGCGCCTCGACGGTGCGAAAGACATAGAGCCCTGGCGCGGCGGAGCTGTCTCCACAGAACACGGGGACAACTTCATCACCAACCAGGTCACCCTCGCTGACTATCGGGACGGCCGATATG